CCTGCGCCGCTGGTACGTCATCCCACGCAACCGATTCTTCAACATCTACCTGCATCAGGCGCTGCGCAGCGACGACGATCGCGCGCTGCATGATCATCCATGGTGGAACCTGAGCATCGTGCTCAAGGGCGGTTACTGGGAGATCATGCCGATGTACCGGCCGCTGTATCCCGATATCGCTATCGACGTCATGCTCGGCACGCCAGCGGCGCCATACCAACGTATCTGGCGCCGCCCCGGGTCGTTCATCCTTCGCCGTCCGACCGACGCGCATCGTTTAGAGTTGAAAGCCATCTGCGAGACAGTCGAACTCGGTGAACCGGGTTGGCAGAACCCCAATATGCGTCCTTCGTGGTCACTCTTCATCACTGGACCCAAGCTACGCACGTGGGGCTTCTGGTGCCCGAAGGGCTGGATGGCGTGGGAGAAGTTTGTCAAGGTCGTGCCGGGCGGCAATGAAATCGGCGCGGGATGCGGCGAGTGACACGGATCTGCAACTGGGACGTTGAGAGCTGTGCCACCGTCGACCTGACGGTGGTCGGCGCCTATGTCTACTGGGCGCACCCGAACACCGAGCTGCTCTGCGTCAACTACACGTTCGATAAGGGTAAGACGCCGATCCGGCGCTGGCGGATTTGGGACGGCGCGCCGATGCCGCAGGATCTCGCCGACGCGCTCGACGATCCCGAGTGCTTGTTCGAAGGCTGGAACGCCAATTTCGAGCGTCTCGCCTGCCGTCACGGCCTGAAGCGAGAGATCCCGATCGCGCGTTTCCGCTGCACCATGGCGCGCGCACGCGCGATGGCGCTGCCGGGCAAGCTGGAGCTCTGCGCCAAGGCGTTGCGCATGCCGGTGCAGAAGGCCGACAGCAGCATCATGATGAAGTGGTGCAAGCCGTTGCCCGACGGCACGTGGGCCAGCGATCACAAGGAATACGAGCAGCTGCTCGACTACTGCGACGTCGACGTCCTGACCGAGGTCGGCATCGGCGACGTCATCCGCGACCTCACGGAAGAGGAGTGGCGCGACTACCATCTCAACGAGAAGGTGAACGACCGGGGCATCCCGATCGACATCGACCTCGCGATCGCGGCGCAGCACTATGCGCGCGACGAGCTTGAGGAGATCAAGGCGCGTCTCGCGGTGATCACCAAGGGCGTCGTCACGAGTCCCAAGCAGTTCCAGCGTATCAAGGACTGGCTCCTGAAGTGGCTGCCGCCCGAGCTGCAGGAATACATGGAGCCCGACGAGAAGGGGAAGGTGTCGTTCGATGGTCCTACTCGTGAAGAACTACTCGCCGATGAAAACATGGACGTCTTGGTCGGCGATGTACGAGAATTCGTTGAGCTCGTCCACGATGGTGGCCGGGCTTCCACCTCCAAGTTCGCCGCGATGGTCGCGCGAGCGGGTAGTGATGGGCGCATTAGGGGGGCGTATGTCTTCAACGGCGCTGGGCAAACTGGACGCTACAGTTCTACTGGGGCCCAAGTACATAATTTCATCCGAGCTGGTCTGGCTAACATCGAACTCGTTGTGGAAGATGTGCTTCGCCGCGTATCCAAGGACGCCCTGATCGACGTCGCCAGCTACAACGAAGATGGCACCTTCGTTTTCGACAAGTCGAAAGGCGGCCCGATCACCAAGCCCTACAACGTGCTGACGATCCTTTCCAGATTGCTGCGGCCGTCGATCGTGGCAGAGGACGGCAAGAAACTGGTGTGGGGCGACTGGTCGTCGATCGAGGCCGTCGTGAACCCGTGGCTCAGTGCGGAGAACAGCGCGAGCGAGCTGCTCGATTACTTCGCCTCGGGCAAGGATCTGTACCTGCGCCAGGCCGTCATGACCTACGGCCTTGCGCGCGAGGACCAGGTTACGCCGTCGCAGCGCCAGGCCGGCGGCAAGGTGCCGGTGCTGTCGTTCGGTTTCGGCGGCGGCGCCGGGGCCTACCTGCGCATGGCCCGCGCCTACGGCGTTACGGCCGACCATGAATTCGCCGACATGCAAAAAATCAAGTGGCGCCAGTCGAACCCGTGGGCCGAGCGTTTCTGGCGCGCTTCGGAGCTCGCCGTTTACAACGCCGTGCGCACGCCCGATCAGGTGTTCCATGCCGGACGCGTGGCCTACATGTGCTCGCAGTCGATCCTATGGTGCCTGCTCCCGTCGGGGCGCATGCTGGCCTACCCGTTCCCCAAGATCGAGACGATCGAGGGCCGTTTCGGGCCGCAGGACATGGTCACCTGCATCAAGGGATCCTTCCACCCGAAGAAGGACAGCAACTACTGGCCGCGCATGAAGCTGTGGGGTGGCATCCTCGTGGAAAATACAACTCAAGCGGGTGCTGCTGATATCCTGCGCTGGGCCAACCGCGAACTCGACGAGAACGGCTGGCCCCTGATCGGGCACACGCACGACGAGCCGCTGCTGGAGGTCGACGAGCACGAGGACGAGGAGTGCAAGGCTGCGCTCTACGACATCATGACCCACCCGCCCGTCTGGGCAGTGGGGCTGCCGCTGCGCGCCGAGGTCAATTCTGGCTTCGTTTATGGCAAGTAACTGAGGAGAGTTAAATGACGACGCTCAATGAGATGATCGACGACATCGTGCAGAAGAAGTTCGTGTCGCTTGAGGCCGCAGATGCGATCTCTGCGATCAAGAAGCTGGCCGAGGATCAGAAAAAGGAAATCGACGCGCGCGTCGAACAAGTCAAAACATTGACGACCGAGAACGTGACTTTGAAAGCGCGCAACGTCGCGCTAGAAGCAATTTATGCGGCTGTCGCGCTCCGCGAGGAAGCCGTCGCCAAGCGCGAAGCACACATGACCACACTGGAGCTGACGGCCAAGTTCGAGGCCGAGAAGCGCGCGGTTGTCACCGACATGTTTGGGCTGGTGTTTCGCAATCTCGAAACGCGACGCACGATCACATCTATCGTGCCGGTCTCGCAGACCAGCGGCGGCTCCAGCTATGTAACGCAGCACACGTCGACCGAGACGACGGCGGAAGAACAGAAATAGGATGTCTGAAACATCGTTCCAATGTCAGCGTTGCGGCGTCAACGTGCGTTCCTACGCTTATTGGAACTATCGCACGATACCGCCGACACTGATCGGCGCCGGACCTCACTGCATGTACTGCCAAGAAGGGAAAAACATCGTGACCCGCAACACCGAAATGGTCAAAGGCACCGACGTCGTCGACTGGCTGCGCGCCGAACGCGACATGGAAGCGGCCGAACGCAAGAAGCTCTTCACCGAGGTTCAGCGGCGCGATGACGCCGTGAAGCTGGGCGTTATGACGGCCGCCGAAGCAGCTGGTCCGAACCAGCTCGACATCGTCGCGGCCAATGCGCGCGACGCCCGCGCGCTGTGCTTCTTCACGGCCTTGACCGAGATCGCGCGCAGCCGGAAGATCATCGCCGAGATGACCAAGGCTCTGCGCGATCGTGAGCACTATGTGGAGGAGGGAAGATGACTTACGGTATTCAGCTCGTGCACCAAAATCCGGCTTTCAAGAAACGTGATGCTACCCAACCTCTCTGGTGGCAAGGACCTTTACGCGATCAAGCGCGCGGCGAGGAATGGCACTGGAGCTATCCTCCGACAGATGAAGGTCGTTTCGCTAATGAGCAGGCCGCGCTTGAGCGCGCGCGCCAGATGACGCCTTTTGCAGTGGCGCGAATTGTGCTCCTCGCGTAGCACACGCGGGACTGCAGAACGGCCTGTTGCCGATCCAGTACAGCGGCGCGTTGACGGTCCACACTCGCGTAGGCCGTTGCAGCACGCCGCTGTAATACTGGTGCGTGTGCATCTCGCACTTGGCCCCACAGCAGGCACAGATGTTCGTTGTCGTCACAGCCACGCCTTGATGACGATGTTCCAGCTTCCGTTTGTGATCGCCGTCGTGGCGTAACCCGCGCCCGGCAGCGTGATGTATATACCGGAGTTCGCCGCGTAGACTGTTATGTTTGTTGCGTCGGCAGACAAATTCAGCCCGGTGTTCTGTTGTCCGTTCTGGCTGAATTTCACGATTGCGCCCGCCGCGTACCCGCTATCTGGCGTAACGCAGACGAGGAAAGCGTCCCAGTTGAAAGGTACCGCGCCGAGACCGTGGGCGAAAGTCGTCGTCGTAGCGGCGGCCGGTATCGCCGCAGCGATGCTTGTGAAGCGGGTACCCGCGACCCTGTCGACATAGGCTGTCGTGGCAAGTTGCGTGCTGTTGTTGCTGGCTGCCGCCGTAGGTGCAACGGGGGTGCCCGTGAAGATGGGACTGGCGAGTGTTGGGGCCGTCCCCAGTACCAAGGCTCCAGTGCCTGTCGAGGTGGCACTGCCCGTGCCACCAGAGGCTACCGGCAGGGGTGTCGTCAGGGACAGCCCCGGTACGGTAAGCACGCCCGTGGCGGTGTTGAAGGTGAAATTAGACTGGCCCGCGAAGGCACCCGAACTATTGAACTGGACGTTGCTGTTGGCACCGCCCGGGGTCGATCCCGCCGCTGCCGCAGTGGCTTGCGTCGTGCCATCGGGGAACTTGAAGCCGCCCGACAGGCTCTGGATCAGACCAGAAGCCGTGATCGTATTGCCGCCTACGGCGACAGTTCCGACGCCGAGCTGGGATCCCGTGAGGAACAGCGCACCTGTGTTGATGTTGATGCCGTTTGGCGCACTGATCGCGGTGCCGTTCAGCAGCAGCGTGCTGCCCGCGCCCGTGCCAAGCACGGTGTTGCCCCCTACGTTCAAACCGGTCGTGGCGAGCGTCGTACCATCGAAAGTGAAGTTAGCCGACCCGGCAAGGATGCCAGACGAATTATACTGGACTTGCGTGGTGGACCCACCTGCGACTGCCACAGGCGTGTTGGCCACGCGCATGCCGCTCGCCGAGCCGTCGCAGGTGATGAATACCGACGTGCCGACAGGGATGTTGATCGCGCTACCGCCAGCGCCGGAACCGACGGAGATCTGCTTGCCGCCCGTCGTGCCGTTGAACACCGACCAGAAGCCGCCGACGGGCGAGGGCACCTGGTAATTGGTGGCCGCCGTTGGCGCGCCCGAGATCAGCAACGCGAAGGGGCGGTATTGCGTAAGCGTGAGCACGATGTTGCCCGAGAGGGCCGTGGCATTGAGAAGTGTCGAGCCGCCGAGCGCCACGTCGATGTCGGTCATGTTCGCGTTGACCGGCACGTCCCAGGTATTGATCGCGTCATTATTGGCGGGCTGTTCAATTCCCTTGTTCGGCGTGTAGGTACTAACCATTGTTCAGACCTTGATTGGCGATCGCGAGCGCCTTGGTGACGACATTGTCCGAGAGCTTCAGCATCGGCTCGGTGCCTGCGGCGGCGCGCTTGCGCTCCTGCGGCACCGAACGCACGAGGCGCGCGGCATGCGCCGCATGGTCGAGCTTGACCGCGCCGCCAGCGGCATGTGGTTGCCGATCGATCTCGCCTACCGCGGCATTAGCTTTCTGCGCCACGCCGGGGAGTTTGCTGGTGATCTGTTCTGTAAGCGATCGGGGCGCCGTCGCTGCCGCCGCACGGTCTGCGCCATGTTGCAGCAACGTATGACCGTATTCAGGGTCCATCAAAGAGTCGCGGATCATGTCCGCCGACTCCTGCATGCCGCGGCCCTTCGCGCGAGCGATCATGGCGCTCCATTTATGCAGTCCGAATTTCCCCGCGAAAATAGCTGCCGCTTTGGCAAGCTTGCCAGGATCGAGACCTATGATGCCATGTCCGGCTTCCGACACCATCTCCCATGTAGCGATGCCCTCGGCAGTGCTCAGGGCACTCGCCCCGCTGCCTTTCATTGGAGCTTCGTTCAGGTAAGATATGAGGTTGTTTGCGCTATCCGACCCGCCCCGCGTCAGCCTGGCATCGATCATTCGCTTGGTACGCGCCATCTCTTTGGCGACATTTTTCGCGGCGTCAAAACCAGCCGCGCCAAACACGGCTTCCATGTGCGGCTGCGCGTTCTCAAGAGCTTCAAGATAGTTGCCCGGTGCCGAAGCCTTTCCGTCGGCAAGCAGCTCTCGCGATTGCGCTTTCTTCGTAAGCCACTGGACGGCTGAGTTACGAATGCCTTCCTGGGCGTCCGGGTGCCCGGCGAACTGGGTCATCAGGGCGCGCAGTTTCTGCGGACCTTGTTCTTTGCTACCCATAAGTCCGGCGACATGCGCGTCGACTTCGTTCGGATGCTCGAAATTCAAAAGTTTCGCAGCGGCCGACTTGCTGAAGTCTTCCTTGGCCTTGGTGCTCTGTGCGACCGTGTCGAGCATTTTCTGCTGCTCGAGCGCGTGACCATCGAAACGCGACGAGAAACCCGGGTCGCGTTCGTCGATCGCGCTCAATGCCGAACCGAACTTGGTTTTCCAAGCCTGCAAATTTTTAGGCATGACGGCGCCGTCTCTTGCCGACAGATCGTGCAGCTCGTTGACCGCCATTTCCTTGACGGCATCGAGCATGCCGGGGTTGTCCACACCGGCATTGAGCCATGCGCGCGCCTTCTCGCCGCCCGCCGGGCCAGCGGCAAACGCGGACGCCGGAACATTGCCCATCAACGGCTTGTCGGCCGTGAGCACGCCACCGACCGGGCCTTCCTCGAACATGCCTTTGCGGTCGCCGTGTCCTTGCTTGGCTAGGCGCTGCCGTTCGGCAGCAGCGGCCAGTTCGTTCGGATCGAGTGTGTTGCCCGATACGCTCGAACTGCTGCCAGTATTCGAGGTTCCTGATCCGGTTTGCGTTCCAGTATCAGGAGAAACTCGGCCCGCTGTCCCGGGCTGTCCTTCGCCAGCACTTGCCGTAATGCTTCCATATCCTGTTGCGGCGTCACGGTGTTGTCGTTCGATATTGGCGGCAACGGTCTTGTCAGGTGTAAGCTCGCCACGTTCGACAGCTCCCTTCTCCCAAGTTGCGCGTCGATCAAGTGAACCATCACGAATTTCGTCCATGTGATTTTGCAACTGGCGCAGCATGTCGGCGCCGTGCGGGTCGCCCGCCTTGTTCGCGCGCCACCGGGCCTGGCCCACGGTCTTGTCGAAATCGACGAGATCGTTGAACGTCATCGTGGGCGGCATGTCGCGCGCCATCGCAAGAACCTTCTCGGCCTCGGGACTGGGTAGAAACTTTTGCGGATTTGTACCGGCGTTCAGGATCTGGCTCGCCTTCAGGTTCATCGGCGACAAGTCGACGTGGATCTTATTCTCGGGATCGATCCCCCTGTAGAGCTTAGTGACCGCCGCCCGCGCGCGCTCGTTATTTGTCTCCGCGATATCGACAGCCTTTTTACCCAGCGAGGCTTTATCGGCGCCTTCGGGCGGGTGCAACGTGTCGACAATGCCTTGCTGCAGCTTGGTGTCGGCTTCAGCCTTGGCATGGATATCATCGCGCATCTTGCGCGCGATTTCACTCGCTGTTTCGCTCGTACCGTTGCTCATGCTGCCGAGTACAGCACCACGGTTCTGTGACTGTTCGTTGCGCAGGTCGTTGACGCGCGCGCCAAACTCGTCATTCGCGACGCCTTGACCTTTGGACACTTTCGCCAGTAGAGGGTCTCCCGTGGCTTCGGGCAGATCTACGCGCGACCCGGCTTCGCCACGGTAGTTGTTCTTGGAAAGCGCGCGCAGCCTGTTCAAGGCAGCGTCGGGATCCTGCGTATGCGCGTGCAGTTTGTCGGCCGCAACGTCGGCAGTCGTGGCGCGGGCGGCGCCAAGCTTGCCGCGGATTTTCGGCACAGCAAAAGATGCCAAGATGCCGGCACCGGGGCTGCCCGTCGCTTCGCCGACACCCGCAGCGGTAGCGCTCATGGTTGCGTTCACGGCGGGTGCCGATGTAGCGCCACTGCGTATGGCGCTTCCCGCGCGGGTTAGAAGCCCCGGCGCTTCTTTACCGGCCATCGTGACGAGCTTCGCCTTGCCGCCGGGGCCGACCATGCCCTCGAGACCGGCCTGCAGCATGCGGCCCGGCATGCCGGTTGGCTCGTATTCGCCGATATAAGGCGCTTCGTATTTCTTGTAGATGTCGTCGGGTGTCGGCGCGGTGTTGGCGATCTGCATCGCACGTCCGACGAGGCGCGCGCCGCCCGACGTCGGGCCATGGATCGACGCCCTGCGATCGGATTCAAATTTGGCATTCGTGTTGAGATCTTCCCGGACTTGTGGCGACGTGCGTTTCTCACCGGGCAGGTTCGCGATCACGTTTGAACTCAGGAAATGAGCTAGATCACGCCCTGCGCCTGCAAAACCCGGGATGATAGTTGGCGTTTTGGCAAGTCCGGTGCCGACGTTCTTCAAGAGGCCGTATGGGTCGTCTGCGCTTGCGTTGTCGAGCGGCTTCGTGCCGCGATGCGGCGCGCGCACAACGGTCGCCGGAAGCGGTGTAAACTGCGGCGTCTCGCTCAATGGCGCATCGCCGCCGGGGATTGGCGTGAAATCGGGGATATCGGCCATTACTTCACCGGCACCAGTCCACGCACGCCGTTACGCTCGACAACCTTGAACTTCGTCGGACCCGGCAGCGATTTGAAGCCGTAATCTTTCGCTTGCTCCGGCTCGATGATGTACGTGTGATCGGGCTTCAGCTCGTTGGCCGGCGGCGTCGCGCCGCGGATCGGCAGATCCTTGTAAGCTTCTTCATAGAATTTGCTGCTCGGATTGGCCTCGTTCCACTTCTGGGTTTCTTGCGGAGTGTCGAGCTGCGGCACGGCCGAGATGCGCGGCTGCAGGTACTTGAACTTGGCATCGCTCGCGTTCAGGTCGGCATACGCTTGCGCGAGAATTTTCTTGTTGGCTTCGGGCTGCTTGTTGGGGTCGATGTTGCCTGTGCGCGCCAGCGCGCGCGCCATGTCGGTATCACCGCGCCCGGCCATGTTCGCCGTCTGCTTCAAGATTTCCTGTACCGCGTCGGCATTCCACTTAGCGCCCTTCGGCTCGGGCAATCCAAGGTCGCGCAAAGCGCTTTGCGCCTTAGCAGTTACTTCGCCGTAAGTATTAGAATGGTAGCTCTCGAGAGCTTCCTTGATCAAATCCAGACTGACATGCGCGCGCTGACGTTCAGTAGACTCTTTTGCTTCTTTCTGTGACCAGCCGTTATTGGCTTCGATCATTTGCTTGGACCGTGCGGTCTCGGACCAACCCGGGAGCATGATAGGCGTCATACCATCCTTGCCCAGTGCGTAGCCATACTCCTTCAAATGCGATGCTGCGGCATCGGCACGCGCGACGGCCTTGGCATGTGCCCCGTTGGGGTCGCCATCGTCGACGATGCGGTCGGCACGGCGATACAGCTCGAACGGGTTCTCGTCTGGATGGATCTGCGACTGGTACGCGGGGGCTGCGACCTGCGCGGGCAG